CGTGGTGTTGAAGGCCCTCGCAGCCTCAGAGCGGCTGAGCCCTCCGCGCACGACGGCCAGCACCATGGCCTCTCGACCTTTAGGTGTCAGACGGGCATTGTTGTGGACGTTCATTCGGTCCCCCGGCGTGAAGTTGGTGTGTCGCAACTTCAGCTTCCCCGGTTCGGACCGAATGAACAACCTCCTGAAAGTTCACACCTAGATCCTCGTGCACCCCGAGCAACGCCCGGCGTGAGCGTTCGTTGAGAGGCAAGGGGCTCTCCTATCGTAGGAATTTCATGTTGAAGGGCAGACTCTCCGCCCAGAGGCGGCGGCAGAAAGTGTGGCTGGTCAGTTGCCGATAAACAGCAAGGTCGTCGGCGGCAAAGGGCGATCTTGTAAGGGCTTCGTCAAACAGGCGTGGAAGTTCACCGACTCGATTGCGCGTCGGTTTGAACAGGAGCTCGCGCCCGGCTAATATCGCCCCTTTCTGGACAGGGGGATTCCATGGGCCGTCAGCCGTTGCTGAGTTTGATTATTCCAACACGTGAGCGTGCTGAGACGCTTTCCTATACTCTGCGCACAGCCCTAGCCGATCCATATCCAGATGTCGAAATCATAGTTAGTGACAACGCAAGCCAAGATGAAACCCCATCCGTTGTGAAGAGGCACGACGACATTAGGCTCCGTTACATCAATCCCGGCAACCGGCTCGCGATGACGCAGCATTTTGAGTTTGCCCTAGCACATGCATCCGGCGAATACGCCTGCATCATTGGCGACGACGATGCTGTGAATCGCGGTGGGATAACTGCCTTGGCGGCCCACATCGATCACTCACGCCACCTCGACGCCTATACGTGGCCAACGCATGTCTATATTTGGCCTCACGGTACTGCCCCGGCTCGCATTGCGCAGCTTTGGCCACGTGGTCTCATCGGTAGCGATTTGGATCTTCACGCGATGGTGAGAAAAGCGATCCGCTGGGGCATTTTCAACTACGCTCCTTTACCTCACCTCTACCACTCAGCAGTCCGCGTGGACGTGATGAACCAGGTGCGGGCGCGTACTGGGAGCTACTTCAAAACCACCTCACCCGATGTCTACACGTCATTCGTTTTGCCGGCTTTCGCCAAGACTGCTAGGAATATCGCGATACCAATTACAACAAACGGCCACTCCCCAAAGTCGAACTCAGGTGCCGTCATAGGCTTAGGGGACAAAGAATTGGTCCGGCACCTGGCTGAACAAGGATCGTATGCCATGCATCGGGACATTCCCGCCAGCATCGACAGGATGGTGGCTGTGATGCTGGACCCGATGCTCGTCGCAATGGATACCATCCCAGAACATTACGCCGACGTGCGGCCGAACTTCTCGGCGCTGTGGGCCTTTGCGGAAAGCGTTATGGGAGAAAAGACCGGTTTTCGCGTCCTCTCGCATTGGCCAAGCCTCAAGGGGAAGATCAGCATTTCAGCATATGGTTTCTACGCATCGGTACACCGCGTAAACAAGTTCCGCACCCGCCTGCGCCATCGCGCGATGGAACTTCTTGCCCCCCCGGACATAGCCACGTTCGCAGACATGCATCCCGCCAGCGTATGACAATCAGATGGCTAAGGCTGGCTGGATATTGCGCTCGCGTGCCGCATCCAGTTCACGTGTAAGGGCGCGCGGGTGGGGCGAAATTACCCGTCCAGCGTGCGATGCCTTTCGAGATGCGAATGGGCGACAAGCGGCCGATCATCCCAAAATTATCATTAAACCAGTACCCCCCGATGCGCGGGTAGCCGGGTGCAGACAAGTAGTTGTTGCTGTCCACATAGGTGCCTCTTTGCGTGCCGTTAATGTAGAGCCGCGTCGTTCCCGCATTTCGCACCAAGGCAATATGATGCCATGTATTTAAGGCAGCCCGATCGAACTGGTGATGCGCACAGCACCGCTGAGGTGCATAATTACGTTGCAGGTGCCGGGGCTCGCGTACAGCAGAAACCCGTTCGCGCTATCGGTGCCGGTCGTGCAGTCGATATATGTAGATCCCGACGTGTCGTCGGCCGTATGATACGCCCACAGTTCAATCGTAAAATCACCGGTCCCGAACGCGAAGTCGGAACTGCCATCGAGTGCCAGATAATCGCCTGCACCGTCGAAAATCAGCGAAGAACCACCGAACTGCGATTGCGCGGCACTGACCTTCACATCCCCTACGCGCGTAATCGCGTGGGCGCTGGCCGAAACGTCCTTGATCGTCGCGGACCCATCGGTCCCGTTGCCGTTGATGAGGAGCTTCGTGAAGCTGTCGTTGCCGCCGTAAGGCGGCGCAAGAGCTGCAAGAAGCATCGCTGCCGCTGCGCCGGACATCAGCTCAGCCCTACGCCGATAATCAACCAGGTGTCGGCGCTTGCTCTGATCGCGATGGCGAGGCCGTTTGCGGCTAGCTGCCGTGCCCCCTTCGCACCGGAACCTAGAAATATCAACGTCACCTCTGATGCCGGAGCGATCGTGAGCACGTTCGCGCCCTTGTGAAATCCCAGAAAGGCACCCGATGGATAGGCTACCGAGGCCTGCGCGGCGATCGTAAACGTCCGAGGATTGTTATCGGCGCCGCTGTGCGGAATGATCTTGTTCACGTCATCGATGGTGACGGTATGGTCCGCAGTTTTTGCAGTGCCATAGGGGATGCCGGCGAAAAGTCTCGCGTTGTACTCTTGCACATCGGTGCCGATTGCGAGCCCGAGATTTCCACGCGCTACCGCTGGATCCGACACGTCGGAGAGGTTGAACTCCGGCTGTAGACCTCCACTCGCGCCGTCCCGGACGAATACAATCCAGTAGTCCTCCAATCCTCGGTGATCCCAGGTTTAACGCCGAGCGACGGCTGGGCCTACGCGCACAAGATTGCGCTCGCTGTACTCTGTCTCGTCGTCGTATTCGCCGCGGGGCTCGATTGGCGGGTCATCAGTCGCCGCCGCAGTTCCGAGTGGCACGTGCCGGAATACTCGCGAGTACCCGCCTTTCGTGACCATGATCCGATAGAGGCCGCCGGCCGCGTAGAAGAACGGATCTTCGCCGGGGGGTGGGATAAACGGGTTATCCCGCGGCGTCGTCCCGTCGATGTCCGCTTTGATCACCGCCAGCGGCGTACTGGCACGCTCCTGCTGCACCAGGACTTGCGGCTGATCAACACGATTGCCGAACTCGTCAACGATGGTGCGTTCCCAGCGAGAGAGCATCGTGGAATCCTCCGTTGGTTGTTGGACCGACGCGGAAGCCAAGATCCACGTTGAATGTGCAGTACGATATGCCGTCGATGGAGTAGCCTGCGGCGTCGCCCGCCGGGCCCTCCGATGCCTGCCGCGATGCCGGCACCACCACCGCCACCGGGGACGTAAAACACTCTCCCCTGCAGGCTTGCCAGAATAGGACGCACAACCAGCACCGCCGCCGCCGCTCTTGATTTGTCCGGTGGCGAGCAGTTCGATGATGAGCGGATGACGCGTGCGAATTGCAGTGCCGCCGACCTGGCCGGCGCCGGCATCCACAGCGTTTTGGTTGCCTCCGCTGCCACCGTTTCCGCCTCTGCCGCGCACAGCTCCGGCAATGTGCAAACGTATCGGCAGACCCGCGGGCCACGTTCCCAACGTGCCGAAATCAAGCGCGATGCCTGCACGATCAGCAACGTTGGGCCCCACAGTTGCGGCGGTCTCGATGATGACGGTGAGATTGACCCCATGTAATTGTCAGGATCCTGACACGTGAAGCGGGTGTTGAAGCACTTGCGCGGCCCCGTCACGTCCACCGCCGCGGTGCACGGCAGCGTTCCATAGGTCAGCGTGCACGGCGAGATGTCGATCTCGCAGTATTTCAGCACCCGCTCGTCGATCACCGCGCGATGCCCCGCATTGGCAGATCAATTTGAATGTGGCCAAGGGCGGTGTGAATCACAGGCTCGACGACCTGCCCCCCTGCGGATCCAGCAATAGCCAACCTCGCTCGGGTAGTGCAGCGGGTCCCACGCCCAGAAGAACGGGCGGCGCGCCGCGGCAGCGACGAACCGATCCATGTTCAGGCGGTACCAATCCCCATCGATGTACGAGAGGCGCGGGATTGTCTCTCGAGTCTCGTTAAACACTGGGCGACCGAGGAAATTGCCGGACTCGCTCACATCCTCCTCTGAGTCGATGCGACGACCATAGTTGATGGGCGTGTAGCCGACCTGCACATGCGGTGGCAGGATCAGGCTGGGCCCGGCATGCACCACAGCGGTCATCGCCGGTTCAGACCCCTCAGCGAGACACAAGCGGGTCTGCACGCCCTCAGCCGGCTCAAAGCGGATGATAAGCGGCTCGTCCGTTCCTGGCAGAATAGGGCCCGCAACGGTCAGCCAGTTCTCGCCATCAAAGCGCTCGACAGACACGGCGATGTTCGCTGAACCGAGATTGTGCCGGGCAATCCCCACATAATCAATGACCTGCAATCCCGTGGCGTGATCGTGAGATATTGCGTGCCAGTATCGGCGGCCTGCCACGCCTCGACAGTTGAAGGCGTAGCCAGGTTTGTCACGGGATAGGCCGGGTCATAGCTCGTCGCGGAGATCGTCGTCGGCGTCACGACGTTCTCCCACCCGATCATCGGGCTCCACGGTGGGAACGCAGATGATGGCTGGAGGACGAGCCCGGGGCTGATGATGATCACGCCCACCCCCGCTTTGCCGGATGGTAATGGGGCCACCGTCCGCACAGACCTCGTTGATGCGGCGGATCAGCTCCTCCAGTTCGCGGTAACCGACCTTCTCGCCCTCGATGATGATCGTCGTTCCCTGTCCCTGCACCTTCGTGTTGTCGTTCGTGGCGGTTGGGATTTGAGCGGGTACGTTTGAAGCGGATGAAACAGACGGCGTGGAAATCGAGCCGATGGAAGTGCTCTGGCTGCGTATAGCCGCCACAGATGCAAAGCCTTGAGCCGCTACAGCGGCAGCGAGCGCGAAATTCCAAGGCGGCGCGGCAAAAGCAAGCGCCTTGGTGATGCGAACGTGCGTGTTGACGATAGCCTGTGCGATGCCCGCGGCCTGTGCGATCTTGGACATGGTCTTGTTGGACTCACCTGACGACTTGGCGACGGCAACAATCGCGCCCATGATCGTGTTGGCCGTCTGGTGCCATGCAATGCCGGCGTTTTCTGCTGCTCGTTCAGCGGCCTTTTCGTACTCTTCCCACGACAGAGCGCCCTGATTAACGAGATAATTCAGCCTCTCCAGTTCTTTGCCGTATGCCTTATACGGGGTAAGGTTTTCAGTCCGCACTTTCAGTGCATCGAGATGTGCGGTGTAATTCTCAACGTCTCTACCGAGTCTCTGAATTCGCTCACTTTGCGTGTCAGAGAGCACGATACCCTTCTCGGTGGCGAGGTTGGTCAACTCCATCACCGTGCGATACCGCGCGGCCTGGGCTTCAACAATGTTGTAGGTTTCCGCCTCGATTTTCATCGACGCGGCACGGCGCTCAGCAGAGGCCAGGTACTTGTCGAACTCGGCACTTTGATTGTTGGTAGCGCCACCAGAGCCGGGGCGAGATGGCAGTATCGCCACATCCGCTGGCATGTTGGCCGCGAACGCCAATCGATTAACATTCGCCTTGCGCTATGCGTCTGCTATTTTATCCGCAGTCTCTTTGTTCTTCTCGTCGATTGCCCGCATTTGCGCCGATGCCGCTGCGTAATCGGCGGTAACGAATGACCAGATGGCTTTCCCAAGTGCTCCTATCTTGAAAACCGTGTTCTCAATGCTTTCGGCTACGGTCGTCCATATGGCATCAAGCACTCCTGCGACACTGAGTGTGGTTCCCCGATCTTCACGGTGCTGTCACTGAACTGCCAGAGCGCGGAGATAATCGTGCCGATCACCACAGCCAACGCCCCGAGTGGGTTGGCCGCGACGGCAATCGTCAATGCTCGCATCGCGCCGACGGCGCCCACGAGGATCGCGCTGCTGAGTGCATAGATTCCGCTGATGATTGACGTGCCAAACACGAGTGCCACAGAACTGGCGGCAACAACGGCGGCACGGGCCAGAACCTGGAGGCTGTCGGCGACGGCGACGAAACTACTAGCAACGCTCTCACTGAGCTTGTTTTGTTGGTCGAACGCGCCGGTCAACCGCAAGAGCGAATTGCGGATGAGCATAAACCCGTCACCAAGAGTGGCGGGCATTTTTTTTCAGCTTCCTCGCGGAACTGGATCAGCCGCTTCGAAGCTGGTTCACGCCGACGCCAAGTTCTTCCGCGATAGCCTCAGCTACGCGCCCACCCTGCTCGATGACCGAGTTGAGTTCTTGCCCACGCAGCGCACCTCCGGCCATCGCTCGGCCAAGAGCTTCTTGCAGCATCGTCGCACGTTCGGCTTTCGCGCCTGAGACCACCAGCGCGAGGTTCAACGCCTCCGTAAAATCGAGCTGCTGGGCGGTATTCTTCCCCAACTCGCGCAGCGTGGTTGCGTTTCGAACGAAGCTTTCGGCCGTTGTTTCGAGAGCCGGATAGGTCCGCCGTGAGACCGTCGCGAGTCGGTCCATAACCTGCGCTGACGCATCCATATTGCCGATAGCTAGGCCGACTCTGGCGTTGAGGTCTGACCACACATCGACGAACTCGACGCCGTAGCGCACGACCGCTACAATAGCCGCACCTGCAGCCGTCGCGAGCAACGCTAGCCCCAAGCTGGTCTCGTCAATAAGTGCGCCGAGAGACCGAATTCGCGACGCAATTCTACCCAGTGGCCCGTCAAGAGCGGACGCGGCTCGCGCCATTTTGCGCAACTTATCCGCGGCATCGGCAGACTGGACCGGATAGCCCACCAGCAGCGTTACGCGCCTTATTGGCTGCTTCGCTCATGCGGGGACTCATGCGGCTCACCGCGTCCTCCGCACGCTTGCCCGCCGCGGCCAATCCATCCAGGCCCGTTGCAGCAACTCCAAGCGGAAACGAATCAATGCCAAAGCCGAGCGTGGCGATATCAGGGGTAGCCATTGAGTGGATAATCCCTATATGCGAGGGATCTTCAGTGGCTGGATCAATCGAACAGCGTTAGCGCCCAATTGATTCTTTGAACCGCAACGGAGTGCGGGATGATTGCGAAATCTATTTTTTCGACGAAGCGTCGTTTCGATCCGCCTGCGGCCCTGCTCGCCGCAGTCTGGCTCGCCATCTTGGCAGGCGGATACGTGCTCTACGCCCGCCAAGCCGCCATCAGCTTGCAATACGCGCTACATGAGCGAGATGCGGCGAAGGTCAGCCGGCACATTGAGTGGTCGTCACTTGGAGAAAGCCTCAAAGAGATGTTCGGGGCATTGATGCTTGAGGCGGCACCGAAGGCAGAAGCTAAAGACGAGTTCGAAAAAGCGGGGGCTGCGCTCGCTACTACGCTCGGTCCGGCGATTGTCAATGGGATGATAGACACTTACGTCAACCCAAAGGGACTTGAGAAACTATTCTCAGACGAAACCTCGGTTGAGGGCCCCGCTAGCCAAGTCAAGAACTTCAACGCCGCTCGCGTGATGTCATATCGCGTGGTGTCGCCCACGAGATACGAAATCGAGATAGGCGAAGCAGACGGGAAGAAAAGCGAATTTGCCATTGTCATGGAGCTTCGCGGCTTATCATGGCTAGTTACGGGTATAATTCCCAAGAAACCGATGGCCGAGATAGCGTCGGCGGCTGGCATGTAATTGCGGCTAGCCCAGTCCCCCGGGCTAGCCTTTTGTGCGGATGCGCTCGCGACTATCCCCTGCCAGGAATTGATCAGCACCAGAGACGTGCAGGCGCGAGGCTTGCAGCTCTAGGTGGAACACGTTCGAATCGTTTAATGGTTGTCGTGCAGCACACTGGCTAGGACCGCAGCCGCTCCTGATGCGCTTGAGCGCTTCGCAGAACGCAATAGCGCGTTCGGAGCGACGGCTGGAACCGCCATCCAGAAAGGACAGCCACATGGTGCTGCCGATTCTGGTTGTTTACGTCAGAAAATACTGGCGTAACCGACTAGGCCGGTGGGAGCACGTTCGTGCCCACACTCGGCGTTGGCCTAAGACTTAACGTCTAATGGACGACATGGGGACGGTCTTGCTTGGCGGCGGGTCCGTCCTCTTTCGTTTTAGTGTGCGAAGCGGAGGTTCAAGCACCAACGCCGCGGCTGATTATCTCTGCAAACTTGGGCCAGGACTTTGTTCCGGGCTCTTTTTTTTTGTCGTGCTATCTACGCCAGTTATGGCGGCGACGGTTGTTCCGGCGGCTTTGCCGCATCGTTTTGTGAAAGTACCACTAATCGAGTCTGACGCTATACACAACGCTACCGGAACAACTCTTTCATACGAATGCGGGCGACCTCAGGCGACACATCAAAGAGGGCAGCCATCTTAGGATAGCTTTTAACACCCGCCCTATACATCTCGCGCACCAGAGGTGCTGGCATCAAGATCGTAGCTGCATAGCTGTTTGCCTGTCGCTCAATCTCGCTGCCCTGCTTGCTCCTGTACATCGCATCATCAACGATTCCGTCACCAATCAGGCTGCGATGCAGGACGTAATGGGCGATCTCATGGGCAATCGTGAACCGCTGGCGAGTCTCAGAGTGCTTGCCATTGACCGTCGCACGATATTTGCCAGATGACCCAATTGCCTCGATTTTCCCTGAAATGTCGTCAGGCAAAAGACGGTCAACCGCAACCTCGATGCCAAGGGCGTGAGCAATGGCGTGGACATCCACTGGAGCAGTTTTTTGGTGAGCACTGATGACCTCAACTGGGGTCAGGTAGCTGTCCGTCCTCTCCGCTAGCTGCGTCCGCATATTCATCACCGCTTGCTTGGCTACCCTGTTGGGACTGTATCTCTTTTGTAGTACGAGCCGCACCTCAGTCGCCGTTTTCTTCGCTACTTCAGACGCTACGTCCTTGGCGATCCTGTCGGAAGCTTCGCGTATCGACGCGTACCCCCACACCGCCAACGATGCTAGAAATATAGTAAGGATAGCAAGCATTACAGCAAGCGCTGTAAGCAGTATCGTTACTAAATCCGCGCCCTTGATATCCCCGCCATAGCCAATATGACGGGAAACCATGTAACCAACCAGCAGCCAGCCCAAAAACACATTGACAACTATGAAAAACTTGCTCGTCCAGTGCACATCGGGCTCATGTAAGCCGCCACATCGCGGCTGTTGGCGAATACCTCCCCCGTTCTTCGCGAAGACGATAGGGCTGTGATCCGTTGTAGTGACTTCTTTCATTCCATTATCTCCATTGGAGCCGGGCCCGCCAAGCCCGGACTGCGTCAGGGGTCGCATTAAGCGACACCCGGCCCCAATGAAGGTCGGGTATCGCAGTCATCCCCATGGCGGCGGGGAATGTCTGTATTGGGCAGGTCTCCTGGCTCGCGGCGTACGCGCGGCAGGATGAGTTGCAGGTTAGGCTGTCAACAGGCCAGCAATGATCTGACGGACGAGGCGCTGGTCCGTGGTTTCCCCGCCGAGGAAGTCGTCCATGCCGTCCGAGTAGATCCACGCGATGGCCTTCGCCTTCACCTTGATGCCATCGACCGTTTTTGCCGGGGTGGCGTCGATCTTGTGGAGCAGCGACAAGACATGCTTGTGGGCTGCGTCTGATGCAGCCCCACGCGGGGGCATTGTGGGGCTACGCAAACGCGTAAAAATTCACACTGATCGGAACGTGGAGCCTGTCCGGCGCTTGCAATGAGCCCGCGATGTCCGGTGTCTTTGAAATGCGAACACTGAGGCCGTTGCCGGGGAGGATGGTGCCGCGCTTAAAGTGCTCTGACACCTTCGCCGCTATCTCCAGCGGGGCAATGATGCCGCCGCTAGCAGGAGAGCGAACGGACACCTGAAAGATGCCGCGATACTCCAACGTGCTGTCGTCAGAAACGAGTGATCCAGCGTGGTGTTCGGGATGAATATCGCTTCAAGGTACGTGCCGGCAGGCGGCGTGAACGGCACTCCCGGATAGGCCACCGGAATTGCCGGTGTGAACGTCGAATATCCGTTGAGCGTGGCGCGGAAGCTGGCTTGCGCGAAGCCAGTATCCACCGGCATGCCCTCGTTCGCTTGCTGCATTACGCGCTGCGCACTTTCCTTGACGACGTACTCAAGGCGACGCTGGCTTTTAAGTGCCCACGCCTCGATGGCAGCACTGAAGGATGTCTGCGCCACGACTAATCCTCTGCCAGTTCTTCGCGTGCAAGTGCATCAAGGAATGAGATTGAGGTTGTGACCTGGCATCGGCAATTTGCGGTATGTCTGACCGGGGCGCTCGGATCGCAGGGATACATAAGGCGGGTGCCATCTGGCGCGATAAACGGCTCATTGAGACCGACCGTCTGGCCATCCATCTGAACGTGCTGGTCTCGCTGGTTTCTGATAGATGCCGCCAACGGCGCTTCACGTCAGCTGGGTTCACCGCGCCAGTATCGACAGCCTGAAGAAACGATTCCTGTTCTGCCCGGTGAAGCGATGCCTTCGCCTCTAAACGAGCCACGGTTTCGCCTCTAAGGTTCAGAAGCCCATCGCAGTATCGTCCGACGATCTTCTCTGCCTGCGACCGGGAAAGCCCTACGCCCTCATTCATGGCCTTGAGCACGGTCCTATCGAAACGCTTGTCGCGTCTGGCGCGCGTCAAGTAGTTCCGCATCGCCGTCCGATTGCCGGACATCAGTTCCGCAAGGGCATTACGGGAATAGTCCTCCTGTTGTGCAGTCAGGCCGATGATGCCGCCTTCTCTGCGACCGGTTGCACGGTTGATGCGGCCGGTGATGTCCAGCGCCATTGAGCGCGGGTTGACCCCGGCTTCCATTCCCGCCGTGAGCGCTGCGCGCACTGCATTGCGCTGGTCGTCTAGGATGCGCGTGACGAGCGTCGATGAATGGTCGCTCAACCACTGTTCGGCGCGCGAGTTACGGACGTTGAACCGGAACACCACGGCGAGGCCGTGCCTACGGGCCTGTGATGCGATTGCCGCCGTTGCCGTCACCCCGCCAGCCTCGAACGATGCGGTCAATGCACGGTCGAAAGTCCTAAACGCTGCCGGGTCAAGATTGACAGCGCGAACAGCCGCCTCGATGTCCTTGCGCTCGATAGCTTCGATCAGGGCGCGGAGATCAGCATTGCCCTTGAGATCGTCAACGCTGGCCAGAAACGCCTTGCGGAGTTCTGGCGCCCACGCCTCTGTCAGATCCCCAATGCGCGTCCGAAGGTTACGGCGTCTAGATGTGAACTTTCAGGAGGTTGTCCATTCGGTCCGAACCGGGGAAGCTGAAGTTGCGACACACCAACTTCACGCCGGGGACCGAATGAACGTCCACAACAATGCCCGTCTGACACCTAAAGGTCGAGAGGCCATGGTGCTGGCCGTCGTGCGCGGAGGGCTCAGCCGCTCTGAGGCTGCGAGGGCCTTCAACACCACG